TCATACCTATTCAGTTCATCTAAGGAACTAGGTGTACCATCACCATGTTCTATCACTTTACCATTAGAATCTTTCTGATGATGCTCCTTCACACCTTTCTTCTTCTTTGCTAGTGCTTCCTTTCTCTGTAGTTCTGCTTCCTTTCTTGCTTTTGTCATTGAAGCAGATGATGAAACACCTACTTCTTCTTTTACAGGACTAGATCCTTGTGCTGACTTTGCTACCTTCTTTCTTCTGTTTATCTCCCTTGTAATTCTCTTAGTCATGTGAGCATTAGCTGGAGATGACTGATCCATGCCACTGAACTTCTTATGTGCATCAGCAAGTTGTTGATCAGTTGCTCTAGCCATCTTACGGTCAGCAGCTTCATCAAAGACACTGAACCTTGGTTCGTAACTTGCTTGAAGATTACTATAGTCAACACCTTTCAAAGGTTGTTCTTTCTTAGATCCACTACCAGTACCCTTTAGTCCTTTAGGTAGACCAGTTTTAGGATCTCTATCTTGACCACTATAATACTTTACACTTTCCTGTGCCTTAGTTTTTTTACGTCTTCTTTCTTCATGATCTGCTCTTCTATCTTTTCTTATACCACCACCTAGTTCGTGTGATCCATGTGGATTACCATATCTCTTGTCTCTAGCAGTTGCTCTCTTATACTCAGGTAATTTCTTATCTACCTTTGCTTCTTTTACATCTTCTTTCTTCTTTTTATCACCAGGAAGTTTTCTCTTACCATCACCCTTCCATAGACCATATGCTGATCCTTCACTTACCTTCTTCTTACCTTTACCACGATTGTCCTCGTGTTCTTTCTGTCTTGCCTTATAAGCATCTAAACCAGGAGCACCCTTCATCCCCTTCTTCTTCATCCAGTTCAGAGTTCTCTTCTGTTTTATTTCACCTTTTCCGCTATGATAATCTTCAGTCTTCTTGGTCTTAGACCAATTCAGAACACGATCAGTTAGAGGAGATGTGTGAACTAAATTTTTTTTTTCCTCGGTCTTGACCTCAGGGTTGACCTCAATCTTATTCTTTACTCCAGTCTCTTTGACATCTAGTTTCGGATCCTTTGCCGTTGCTGGTCCTTCCCAGATAAAATCTTCTCTCCAGTTAGAGTATTGCTCTTGAGTACCAGTCCTCTGTTGCATTTTCTTCTTCAAACTTTTAGCAGTATCAACAGTTTTTTTTATAAGAGTAAGACCACCACCTGCAATTCCTGCTGCTAATCCAATACCCAACTTGCTACCATCCATCTCACTAATAGATGCAGCAGATGGCATCTTAGGTGCTTTGATTACATCAATAATCTGAGTCTTACTACCATCAATATGATTTACTTCAACACTTTCTTTCTTTTCTTCTTTCTTTCTTGATTTATCCTGTTGAGCTTTCATTGCTCTACCAGTCTTCTTACCTAAAGGAGACTCATCAGGATTTCCACCCTGTCTAATTCTCTTCTTCTCTAGACGTGCAAGAATATCAGTGATATCTTCTTTATTATAGTGCTTCTTCTTTTCTTTCTTTTCCCTGTCAGAAATCTTACCATCTACATCACTTTTTTCATACCACTTCCCATCGCAATCATCATCTTGCCAACGCTCTGATGATTTCTTGTCGTACTTCTTCTTATTCTCGCCTAGAACATCTTGGCGATACTGTTCAAAACTGTCTGTCCAGGGATTCATTGTCACACGTATCCTTTATCTGTCTTATTTATTTAGTCAGAACTCTACTGGTAAATGAAAAGTTGACGTTTCTTTAGCCTCAGATATCCAACACCTAAACATTTCTTTCTCTTCATCAACACAAATAAGATGATTAGCACCTCTCCTAATTACCTTACCACACCTATTACCATACTCAATTTCCGATCCCAAATTAAAAATCTCACCTGCAATATACTGTTCTCGAATAGTCTTCTCATCTACAGGAATAACATTGAGCATTGTATATTGATACAACTGACCGTTCTGCTCGTATGCTAAATCTGTAATTGCTTTTGCTCTTGATCTTCTTACTACTATATTAACAGCATCAAAACCATTTTCATATAATGATTGCAAAACATCATATATCGTTTCAGCATTCTTATCATCAATGATTGACTCACTGATTTGTGGATACATAACTTTCAACTCATCTATATCTTGATCCCTACTAGGGAAGATATAATATAAACCACCTTGTGATAGTTCCTCAACTGCAGCAATAATATTATCAGTAACCTCATCTTTATCAAATTTATCAAACGCAATAGTCAAAGGACCAGAAGATTTTGCTTGTGATATAGCAGATGATGCTTGAGATCCAGTTCCAGCATCTGAACCACTTCCATTTTGACTGGAAGATGGTGGTACAAGACCTAAATTGTTTACTATATCTTTAGCAAACCCACTTCTAGGTGCTATCGTTCCTTGTGCAGCAGGTTTATCAACTACTTCATCATCCTTTCTTTCTCTACCAGTGAACATTTTTAGTTCACCACCAACGGTCTTAGCTTTTAAATTACCCTGCTTATCATACCAATCACCATGACCGTCTCCTACCAGACCCATCCTCTTTGCTTGAGAGGATGCTTTGGTAACCCTTGCCTCGGTTATGAATGTGTGGAACTGCTTCACTTATTTTTTGGTAAATTTCTTTACGATTACGATGTATAAAAGCTAGACCAGAAGTCTGCATTTGTTTATATTTATCATAGTTTTCAGTGAACACAATGAAAAACCGCATGAACTCTTTGATCTCTAAATTTTGAAGTTGTTTTCTACGCTTTTTGTAAGTGTATTCCACTATCAATGCGTCAATTAGTTTATTCATATACCTGCTATTTTAATAAATGGTCCCATACCTGGCAATTCTTTCTTACATGCATGTAACATCTGATGCATAAAAGGATCCCACTTACCTTGAGAGTGTATTGTCTGATAAGTACTCAACCATTCTAACCCCCATAGTTTAGCACATAATCTGTTACCTGCAGGTACTTTAGAATCAGCAGCAGTGCTCAACCCTTGTTCGTCTGCTTCACATGCAGCATCTAATGCAGCAGCAAAACCAAGTTTATCACCATCTTCACCACCATATGCACCAGGTGAATTGAAAGTTATACCAGAACCACCTATATTTGCTGATGCTAGTGCTGTTTGTTTACTTACCCAATAAGACTTATGTGGTTCCCAAGATTCACCTACTCTAGGTATATGTGGATGAGATGTAAGTTGTTTTCCAGGTATAGGATTACTAACTCCTATCGCTGTCAAAAAGTTTTCTAGTTCTGTAATAGCAGCCTTACCTAGTTTAGCACCTGCACCCTCAGGTGTTCCTTCATGCTGTGGTTTTTCTCTTGCCGATCTTGCAATGAATGATCTTCCCTGTATTATTATAGTCATTGCTTTTCTACCAGCACTACCATCATCTACCATCTTCCAAGATATTTCTTGTGCATTTCTCCATGCACGAGCATTGACATCCCATTCCAAATCACATGTCATGTTTTGACACTTCCATACATGTCTCTTTCTTGCATTTCTAGCTGGATCTGATAGGTCAGGACTCAATTCAAAACCAGGTCTTTCATTTTGATCTATAAACTTGAGTGATACTGGCATCAATTTCTTTGCCTCTACCATTTCTACCATCACAGAGTTTAGAATGTCTCTATTTGCTTGTCTCTGATCATTAGTAGTTGGATTTATACACATAGCATCTAATGTCTGTCTTATTATACCTTCCGACCCTACCTTTACACCTACAATATCCATAGGATTCCAGTTGTCTAATGTAGATACTCCACACTTTTGTTGTGCCACACTATTCAAATATCCCATCATACCATCACCCCTAGAGAATGTCCATCCACCTCTAGTGAATCCTTTGGTGGTCATGTATCTGAATATAGCAATGATTTGCTTGTAATAATTATCCTTCCATTTCTGTGGTGCATTAGGATATATACCACCTACTCTATCAAATGCTCTTCTCTCTAATTCTTGTTGTTGATAGTCAGTTATATCACCACTGGTATTGAGATACGTTTCAAAAAATAATCTCGAAACATTTTCCTGTCTTTCAGTTGCTGCACTCATAATACCTCCGTCATGAAGGTATTTATTTTTAGACCCAATATTTTATAATAGGGTGTTCTTCTTCATTGAGAGTATGATTCTTAGGTTCTTGATGTAGTATAGCAACAGCATGATCTTCTCTCATAATCAGACTATTATTCTGATCTGGTTTAGCACCATCACGATAAGAATAAAAGATAAGTGGTAAAGCAGTTCTTGGTATTTTTTCACAATGATAGAAGTCATCTGTACCACCATAATATGATACAAAATGTTGTGCATTCATATTCCAATATTCATATACATCTCTATTATCTTTCCATACTATACAACTTGAATTGTACATAGATTTATTTTTATTTTTTATCTTGAATTTTACTCCCTTCCATTTAGAATATACAAGAGAAAAATTTTCATCATGCTCTAGTATTGGTGTTATATCACCATGAATAATAACATCAAGATCAAAAAATATCTTACGATCAAACTCATGTAGATGATTGAACATCAATATCTTACACCATGCTGGCCACCACCTATACCAATCTTGATACTCAGTGACATCCATGTCAATGGTTTCTATATTTTTATTCAACCCATCAGTGTTATCTGTGAAACAAAAAAATGGTACATCTGATTGCAGACGTACCATATTATAGAGTTTGTTTACATACTCTGCATCATACTTGTCACCAATTTTTATTGATGTAAAGCAATAGTTATCTGTCACCTTTCTTTCTGTTCTCTGAATAGTATGAATCAAAGTGTCCGTCAGGATATCTCTTTGACAACTTATCTATATTCTTATCAGCAACCTCTTCAAAAGATATCTCTAATGCCATACATGCTTGTGCAACATACCACAACACATCACCAAGTTCTATCTTAAGATGCTCTAAGTTATCTTCATTAGCAGGTTTGCCTTGAAAGATCATCTTCTTAACAATCTCCATAAACTCACCAGACTCGGCACTAATACCGACAGCAGCAGTAAGAAGGCGTTGAATAGCGACATCACCACCAAGCTCCTGTAAACGGTATATGAAAGCGTCGGAGTCTTGAGAAGGAGTGCTTGTAACACTATTGACAAATTGTGTATACTTATCAAAACTTGAAGTCATTAAATTTTGCTTTGGATTCTTCAGATTTATTATACTCTACTCCGTCCGTATCGTCAACTATATCATCCTGTGCTGACTGCTCACAATCATACAACCTCATCTTTGCACGATCAATACCAACCACAAATCTTTTATTCATAGTAGGGTCATTGTATCTGTTCTTCAACTGCTTAACCATTATTTGATTAAGTCCCTCCAGATCTTCGGTGCTGACCAAAGCGAACATAAGATCAGCAGTAGCTGGAAGACCAAAGCTTTCTGAAGTGTCAGTAAGATTAGGGTCGCTACTAGCAAAGCCAGACCTTGTAGTTTGCGTTGCCGAGCAGATTGGTACGCTTGTTTCAACTGCCAATCCTCGAAGCTCTTCTGCAATTGCCTTGACATAAGAATAAGAATTTACGTTTACTGCACTTCTATAACGTGATGAAGCACAGATGTT